TTACTATAGTTAGACCTTCTGAGATTACCTGTGCGGTTTCGGTAGTTTCCGTTAGCCTTATCAAACTCAACAGCAGTTTTACCTAACCTATCAAGAAATTCATCTACTTCCCTTTCTCCCTGTGCAAAGAAAGCGTCTATCTCATCCTTTATAACATCAGACATAGATACTCATATAACCAAGATAATTGCACTTAGGGGCATTATAGACCTTTCCACCTCCTCGGTAACTTCCATCATCGGAATATACTTTGACTTCATCACCTTCGGAAATCTGGCACTTGTCACAAACAATATGATATTTCGGTGTATATATGCTACCATTATCGGTAGTGAAATGCTCGGTAGAGTTGTCATCGCACCGACAACGCCCCATTTCTTTCCATTCCTCAGAAGAGCTAATGACCTCGTTGTACTTGTTGACAACCTTATTCACGAACTTTTTCTTTAATATATGAGGGGAATATAACATAACCTAGACATTTACCAAATATCAGACTTATCCGTGATAGTGGAAAGCCCTAAAGCTGCCACCACTTCATTATCCGGAGCAACACCATATTTTCGGCAAAGCCACATATAGTATTGTCCTATCCTAGAGTAGTCCCAAGAGACAGAGAATCCATTTTCATTCACATTGCTCATATATGGGGCAAGCATAAGTTCCTCGATTACGGAAATCATCGCCTTGCCTACAACCTGGGAATTATCAGACGTATATTCTTCGTCAAGGTCTATACCTGACGATATATCTTCCAATTGGGCATCGGTAATGTTCCAAGCACGCAACTTCTGCGAAATGTATTCTCTTATCTTCATGTGACATCCTTATTTCTGAGCCTGACTCATAGCCTCAGCGATTTTCTTTGCAGCCTCCTGCTCGCTCTTAGTCTTTTCGTCAAGTTCTTCTTCTACATTCTCCTTTTGGGAATTCTCTTCGGTAGACTCGGCAGCATCCTTTTTTGAGGTTTTCTCCTTTTTAGGCTTGCTCTCCTTTTTCTCCTTCAAGACTTCCTTCTTAGGTGTCTCTTCTGACTTCTTTTCTTCTTCCTTTACAGGATTTTCTTTTCCATCATTCAAGACTTCCTTTTTAGGAGTATCTTTAATTTCCTTATCGTCTTTTAGAGGTGCAGAATGGTTATCATCCTGCACCTCCAACATCTTGCAAAGCTTACGTTCGATAAGGGAGTTCATGCGTTCTTCGTCAAAGTCCAAGATTGCACCAACTTCATAGATGGTGTTAAAATGGAACTTATCACGGAACGGACTAATTACCTCACCTCTCATAAGCCTAACCTACCGCTTGTGTTGAGTCCAAAGAGTAGATGGCATCAACGTTATTCAAGATAGGAACAACCATTGCTTGTGAGCTAGTGAACTCACGGAGTGGGTCGTTAGTAGAATAACGGCTAGCCAAGATATACTCATCGGCTGACTGATAAGTAACACCTGCAACTGGTCTTGTAGCTTCGGCTACGTTAGTCCAGAACAAATCACCAAGGTTATCATAGCATGTAAAGGTCATGTGACCCTTAGCCCAAGGGTTGTGTGTTCCCTTCTTGCCGTTAATCTCGGTCTTGATTGTACGGGCTACACGTACCAAGTTGGTCTGCCACTTATTTCTAAAGATAGACGCAATCTGCTCAAAGCTCAAAATAGGAATGTTGCTGTTATCCCCACTAAGTGCAATGCCTTGATTGAAGGCAAACTGAGCACGAACCTGCTTGTTCTTGCCAAGCAACTTGATTGTGTAATCATCAAGATAACAAGTAGTGATGGTGTTTTGGTCGTCCATCGCCTTGTCGTAAACCAATTGGATGTCATCAAGTGGAGTTGCATCCTCTGCGTCCCAAGCCTTAGCACCGTGACCGAACTTGTTCTTCTCGGCAAAACCTACATCAACTCGGACACCAGTACCACCGGAACGAGTCGCCAAAGCTACACCTGTTGACAGCTCACTGAGGAACATATCTTCAATACGCTCGTAAACCGCCTGAATACAACGAGGAAGGTCTGCAAACAAGTTACGCAAAATCTGTGGCTGAGGCAAACGTTGCGCAATCATGTTATCCAAATCCTTAAGCTGCTTCTCTGACATGTAAAGCTTCATACCAACCTTTGGGATTTGACCCTCAGCGGTTGAAACCTTATCACGGCTCTTCAATGGAAGTTCTGCATCCATTGATACAACATCAGCAGCAACTCGTGTGTATTCCGCAGTAATTGATGCCCAGCGTCCGTCCTGACTATATGTGTTAGTCAAGTGGTCTCGGTACATATAGGTCAATGCAGTCTGATTCTTGCCGTTCAACTTCTCTACTACACTTGCAACAAGTTGTGGGAAGTATTTATTGACCAACTGAAAATAAAGTGATTTTTCCATCTGTTATCCTCCTTCTTTTAGTCTTTGTCCATTGTTGCATCAGACTCATCGAACTTGTTTGCATCCTCATCGCTAACCAAAGCAATCTTTGGCATAGCTGTAAGGAACGCATCCGGAAAGTCTGCACCATTTGCAGCCTTAGCTGCTACCTTGTTAACTTGTCCAGCAGTCATAATTGCCGCTGGCTCACCGTTCAGAATGGAACGATAGAGAACACCCGCATACTTGTAATGCTCCAATGGGTCACTGGCAGTACCCAAAGCCTTATAATTGTCTGTTTCAATAGGCAATGGCTTGTAAGTTCCCTTACCATCTGTCACGATAACACGACCTGCGTAAAGAACTTCATCTTTTACGCCTGTCCAATCCAAAGCACGACCGCCCTTGATGTCGCCTTCCCATTTCTGGATAATGACGGAATCCTCACCAAAGACAATTTGCTTTTTTGTAGTCTTCAATTCCTGATTCATGTTTTTCAATTTTTAAAGTGACTGAACTAATGATGCGGCTACATTGTCAACGTCCTCCTTTGTTGGCTCGCCCTCGCTAGCACGATAGCTGCCCCCGAATTGTGGTTGTTGCAACGCCTTGTAGTTGTTCGCTACCTTGGAGAGGTATGTTTCGATAGCTTCATCTGTAGCATCATCGCTCAAGGTGAAACCCTCGTTGATACGACTTTCGGGAATGCCCAACTCCTTAGCCTTTGATAAAATCTTCGCATCGTGGTCTGCCTTTGCCTTTGCCTTCGCAGCAGCCTCTTCCTTAGCCTTAGCCTCCTCAGCTTGCTTTTGGATAGTTTCTTGCAATTCCTTAATGGTCTTGCTTTGCGCCTCCATCTGTTCGTTGTAAGTCTTGGCTTGGTCTGTGTTCTTCTGAGTCAAGGTCTCAACGAGTTTCTTGAACTCTTCACGTTCCTTGGTTCTTGCTTCATCTGAAGCTTTCTTCTCTGCTGCTTGCTCTTCAAAGTATTTTTTGAGATAATCCGGCATTTCGTTTTTCTTTGCCAATTCCTCCAAGCGTTTCTTTTCGGCTTCTTCAGCGGCTTTCTTGGCTTCTTCGTCAGCTTTCTTCTTGGCTTCTTCTTCAGCAGCCTTGCGTTCAGCATCTTCTTTAGCCTTCTGTGCCTCCTCGAACTTTTTCTTGGCATCGGTAACTCTGCGGTCATTGTCCTTTTGCAAGGACTCCAAAAAACTCTTTTGACTAGCAACCACTGTCTCGATGTTGTCATCAGTAACAAGCCCCATCTTATCAAGCATTTCGGCATGTGCCTGAAGAACTTCATCACCTAACCCAAGAGACTTATACTCTTGTTTTAGTAACTGGAAAATTTTATCTTTCATTCTTTCGATATATTTGTTAAAACTAGTGCAAAGATAATACGAAAAGAATAATAAATGCACTAAACCATTTGCAAGTATCTCACTTTTAAGCAAAAGTGAGTAATAACGGCATTTCTAAGCGATTTAAGGCTATTTCATCACATAAACGAATAATTAATAGCTACGCAAAATAGAACTCCTTATATAACAAAAAAAACGCCAAATATCCTCACGGACATCTGACGCTTGTCGAATAAAAAGAACCTAAACATTAATCTTCTAAAAGTTTATTACATTTCTCATATAACCCAAATGATTCAAATTAGAATAGAACCGTCCATCACGCTCTATGAATTTACCGGACTTCACAATCTCACCATTATGCAACATTGCAAACTTAGAACCATGAGCTGTCCATTTGTTCATTTCTTTCATATGTTCATCAGAACCCCAACCATATTTCTTGATAGTAGGATAAATGAAACGTTCAAA